CCCACCAAGCCCCACTATGGTTTTCCCATCGTACTTGTGAAACAGATGTCTATGCTTTTTTAATAGGAACAAACATATACATACGTATTTATGATGCCCTCCTCGCTTCGCTCGTCGGGCAAACATGTTTATTATGTATGTAATGGCTATATGGGGCATTTTGTGGAGTGGACGCTATGGTGGGATGGAAAATTGAAGATATGCTATTATAGTGTCATTAGAGAGCATCTATGGGGTATGTGAAAATGGATTAAGCAAGTATCGCCGAGCCTCGAAGAGGCGAGGCGTGAATAAAGAGGCCAATTCACCGATTACTTTACTATACTTATTACTGTATTCATATATGTAAATACTGTATATTTCACCGATTTGATTTATGGGGCAAATACTATTTTTAAGTGTTTATCTCACCGAGCCAAATTGATATTTAAATACTTATTCACATACCAGTATTTAGGGTAAATAATATCCAGTATTTGCTTGATGGGTAGATACTGGGCAGTATTTGGGTAGTTATAGAAAGTGTTTTTTTATTTTGTTTTTATAATAGGATTTGGTACATTATAAACGTGAGTGTTTACGGGCACACTGTAAAAAGCAGTCCCTAGTAGGATGTCAAGGCTATTATTATAAAAAGATGGGAATTTATAATAAAGGGTGAAAATGTTCTAGAATGGGAAAGAAGAAAAGATTTATTTGACATTTGAAATAAATCTGTTATTGTTTAGGTGTTGATAGAACTGAAACAATTAACCGAATAAAGATTATGGCAGACAAAATTGAACAATATGACATTCATGAGGGGACAGTGATGGCATGGCATGGGAAGACGGATGTTCGTCCTACAATTACATTGGAGGACAATTATTTGAAGAAATGGGATTTGGTGCCGGTGCCACTTTTCAAGCGTGGGGAGCCGAGCAAGTATTCTGTATTGGAAGCGAGTGACGTGGCGGGGTTGGAAATTGGGAAGCCGTATAATCCCAATACGTTTCAACCGATTACCAATGCTTTATTTTTGGAATTGGTGAAGATGTCCATTTCTGGGACAAGTCATAAGATAGTATCTGTTGGGAGCACCCGGAATCGTGGGAGGGTATTTCTTTCGATTGAGTTACAGGGAATGGAGAAGTTTCAGGCGGCGGGGAGGGAATTTTCTGCTTTTCTGAATTTTGGGAATGGGCATGACAAGTCATCGGTATTATGGGTAAACACGTCAAACACGTGTGTTGTGTGTGACAATACATTTTCAATGAATTTGTTTGCGGTTGAAAACAAGGCGGGGAAGGATGATAATAATTTGGACACCGCCAGCGATGACATATCGGTCCGGCAACGGCACACGAAGAATGCTACGTTGAAGTTGCCTGAGATTGCCAAGTTAATTGACAAGGCCGTGGGGGTACAGGGGGAGTTTCAAATTGAGTTTGAAAAACTGTCGCAAGTATCTGTCAGTTTGACGGATGCCCGTGACATATTCGCCGGGTTTTTGACTCGCAATTCGGAGCCTGAGAAGCTTTCGAGTCGTACTCGTAATACGGTTACGACGTTGGAAACCCTGTTTAAATCGGGGCGGGGGAATGATGGCAATGATGTGAGTGATATGATGTCAGCGGTGACTGATTATTATACTCATACCAGTTCCCGTGGTAACAATCCCATGCGGCAAGTGGAGTCAAGCGAGTATGGGGCGGGATTGGTGGCAAAGCAGGCATTTTGGGAAGGGATACGCAATCCCAAGGTTATCAATCAATGGGCTACTGATGGGGCGGAGTTGCTGACTACGGTTTAATTTCAAGCACCGCAATCAACTCCCACAATCTTAAAGGGTTGTGGGATTTTTTGTGTTTATATGAGTATGCATATACTGGCCAGTATTCACTTATGGTTGGGTTGAGGGTAGAAAGTGATATAAAAAAGGATTTGACAAATAGGGATATTGATGTATAGTAGTGGTATGAAGACCGAAGATAAAATTATACGAATTTGTGCCAAATGTGCCGATATGTTCGGTGCTCAACTGATTGAGGATGGAAAAATAACCGGGGTATATGATGGTTATGTTCCGTCATGGATGCCGGGACAACTCTGTGAAAGTTTCAAAAAGGATTAAAAAAAGATTTGACATCCGAATATACAAGTGCTATTATTAGGATACAGTTTAGTTAAACAATAACAACATACACAAAGAAAACACAATGAAAAACAAGCAAAACACGGTGGCAGTGAAGCATGATCATCCGGGGCGTCCTCGTTACACGATGCTCTTTCCGAAGGGTTTGACTTTCACTTTCGTGGCACTGATGGAAGCGAATGGGGTGGACACCCGCAAGTATTTGGGCAAAGGGCGGGCGAATGCGAACTACGGCAAGGGGGAGAATGCCACGATGTTGACGATTCGCAAAAATCTGAAATATGCGTTGGGCCACAAGCAAGTATTTCTGATGAAGGGCTATACGGCGGTTCCTGATTCGGGTGACGGTCTCGGTCGTCGGGGTCTCTTGTATCGGCATGCGGATACGCCATTTGCCGAGGCGTTGGCCGAAGCGAAAGTGCGGGGTGCCGAGGGATTGAATGAGGCCACGGCTCCGAAAGCTACTCGCAAGGCCCGGAAGTCCACCAAGACGAGTGAGCAACTGATGGCGGATGCCAAAGCGATTTTGGCCGAACTTGTGGTGACGATTGCGCCTACTCCGGCCAGCATTCCCGATGCGGTTCACAATCCGATTGTGGTCCCCGTGGCGGAAACGGCTCCTGTGACGCCTGCGGCTGCTGCCCCCGAGGTTTCGGTGCCGATTGCCGAGCCTGTGGTTCCTACGCCTGCCCCTGCGGCTCCTGTCGCTGAAACGGCTCCCGTGGTTCCTGCTGAAACTGCCCCTGTGGCGGCATAAGCAAATACTGGTTCAAATGTGTCCCCGTCTGTGCTAAGGCGGGGACATTTTTCATGAATGTCTCATACGCAGTTATTGCTTCTTGTTCGGTTTTAAACAATCCTATATGAATCTGTTTCGGCCCATTTCGTGTGTATGCTCTCCAACGATTCGGGGTTTTCATAAATGATACCCCAACATGTGTTGAAGTTTGAACGAACTTTGTTTGTTTGGAGTTTCCATAATTCCGTTTTCCAGCATCCGAGCATTGTTTATACATTTCGGGGTGTTCTTTATAGCGAAGTTTCAACGTTTCTCTAATATGTTGTTTTTGAATTTCGGTAATGACTCGGTTATTAATTCGACATGCTCCCTCACCACCGACAGTGCCATTTGTTAAATCACATCCGACTGCTTTGTAAAATGAAACCCAGTATTTCTCCCGTTCCCTGTAAGTTTCTTCGTTACATTCTTCAATGATGTTCAAATGAGGTCGAAAACCTTTATTCAGTAACGATTTAATCCAATTATTTTTATGTGTGTGATGTTTCAATCCCGAATAACGACAATGTTCTATGAGTCGTTTGGAAATTCGAAACTCATTGCTTTTTCCGACATACCGAATGGTTAAGCCATCGGGTTCTGTTAATGTATAAATGAATACTTTCATATCAATAAATATATCACGTCACCCGATAAGTGAAATTATTATTTGACAAATTCCAACCTTGTGGTAAAGTAACGGTATGACTGACACAATTAAAACGCTAACATTTTCCAAAGGAAACGCCAAACTTGGCGGTGAAACTTTTATATTTTCATTGCCCGCCGGATGGACATGTTCATCCGCCAAACTCTGTCAGAGTCGGGCCGATAAAGAAACGGGCAAAATCAAGGATGGCCCGGAAACTCAATTCCGTTGTTTTGCCACGGCTCCGGAAATGCTTTTTAAGAATGTCCGTGAATCCCGATGGCAAAACTTTGAACTATTGAAGCAAGCCAAAACTGCTATTAGAATGGCGGGTCTAATTGAATCCGTTTTGATGACTAAGAAAAACATCAAACTTGTTCGCATCAATGGAAGTGGCGACTTCTTTAACCAAGCATATTTCGATGCGTGGTTGATGGTAGCACAACAACACCCGGAGTGGATTTTTTATGGATATACCAAACAGTTACCACAATGGATTAAGCGGCTTGGTTCCATCCCATCCAATATGAAGCTGGTAGCTTCCCAAGGTGGTATCCATGACAATTTAATTGGAATGTTTGGGATACGTTCGTCCAAGGTGGTATTTTCAGAAGATGAAGCCAAGCAACTTGGATTGGAAATTGACCATGACGATTCGCTTCTGTGGAAAGGCGATAAAGATTTCGCTCTACTTTTGCATGGGAATCAACCCGCCGGGTCTATGGCAGGTAAGGCGTGGTATCAGATTCATAAACACGGCAAAGGCGGTTACAAGTCTGGGTATTTTGAACATTATGCCAAGCAAGGGAAGAGCAAGGTTAAAAAGGTGAACGAGAAGCACTTGCATGTCCCTGTGGTTTCGTTCAAGTCCTCTGACCTGCCCAAGGGCAAGCGGGGTGTGATTAAGATTCATGCACCGCTGAAACTGTCGGGGGAGTGGGTTACGATTCCGATTTGATTGTATGCCTGACAACTATGTCATTGTTGGCCCGAACGACGATTGCGACGGATTGCCAACATTTTGGAGTAATGTAGAATGGAAGTGGGTTGCCTTTGAACAGGCTACCCGCTTCAATAGCAACATCTTACGGACATACCCCCTGCCGGTAGGGTCTAAATACATTCTTGATACCAGAACGGTTGACACGCATTGGCATACGATGCTACCCTATATGGGCAGGGTATCTGAAAATAAAATTTGACAACCACAAAGAATGTGATATGGTGAAATATGAAATTTGAAGAACTCAGTGCCGAAGCTCAACGGATACAGGCAAGTATTTCATTTGGCGGGGTGGCTCGCACAGATAAGAAGATTGCCAAACAGATTTTGATGTATGGCAATTATTTTTATAATGGAAAGTGTCTTATGCCTTATGCCAAGCATGTCGGGTGTGGAGTATATGAAATAATTGCCAAACCCGCTTGACAAGTTTTGAGAGTGTGGTATAGTGTTTTATGAAGACAGCAATCAAAGATGCGAATGGGCGCACGGTGGGATACCTGAATGAGCGGGGGTCGCAAGTGATTGCTGAGGATGTAAATGGGGCGGTGTTAGGGCGGTATGATGGAAACACGAACAAAACATTTGACAGCCACGGCAAAGCAGTTTATAGTGGCAATATGACAGCGGCGCTGTTCGGTAAGTAATTGATGGGGTAGTGGCGGAATAAGACGCACCCGTAGAAAAATGAGACGGAAATACTAGTTAGACCCGTGCAGTGAAGTATTCGGGAAGCATGTACAGCGTGGAGGTTCAAATCCTCCCTACCCCGATTTTATGCCATAGTGTGAGCGAAGGATATAAGGGCGGGAAGCTCTTATGGCATCAATTTTAAAAATAGTAGTTGACAATTTTGGTTCCCGTAGTATAAGATGTAGTTTTGGGATAGGGGAACTAAGTCTTGTTACAGGTAGGTCATTGATGGAGAGCCTCGCCATCATAGCCCGAAAGGGTAAGCAGAGACAGAATTAAACGTGGACTAAAGGTAACAAGATACAGTGCGGAGAAGTCACACTTCTCAATAGCACTATAAAGTATAACGGCGGTTGATTGTGATGCTTGTCAGTCATGTTAAGCATTATCTTCAACCGCCGTTTCGTTTTTATCACCGAATGTTATATGGATTCACCGAACCATTTTACTGCCGGAATGGTGCATATAACGTCCAGTATTTAGACACAATGGGTGGTGTATAGTTTCATTGATACCCCAACCTATTGTATTATTCATGACTCACCGAACCTAAATCCCATTGAATTATATCCAAATAATATCCAGTATCTACACCCCAATTGATATACTACTAATGGTATCCAAAAAGAAAACACCCCAATAGGTTGTGTCACCATATTTTCCATTATTTATATTGATGGTTTGGGAAAAGTGGTTTGCTAATTATTACTGTCTTATTTATAAAGTACTTATTCTTTCCACACTCGCCTTGCCGCTTGTGGCGGCGTGGCGGCTCGTGAACGGAAAAAAGAGTAAAAGAATATAAGTAATAATACAGGAAAAATCCATTTGACATTTCAATTACCTGTGATATTTTACGGGTATGAAATCGAAAACGCTAAAGAAAATTGAAGCTCTTAACAAGCGGGCACCGTCAACTATCTCTCAGTGGAAGCGGTATCAGCAAGAATATCTTGCCTTGGCAAAACTCATTCAAGCCCCCGAAATCTGTCCGGAGTTTACGTTAGGGCATTTGATGCCTGTCGGTGGACGTGGACTTCATTCGGTTGAATCCAAACGTCAATATCTCTTTCGGGTATTTGCCGCCCGTATTCCTTATATCATTGACCGTAACCATGAAAGTGTCTATAAATACGGCAAGGGTTGGCGAACTTTGACCTCGGCATTACACGAAATTCACATTGAATCCGTCGCTGTCTTTGGGGGTCGTAAATTGGAATGGCTCAAAGCTCCCAGCGATGTTGTATCCAAGTTTATCCTTCCCGATGGGTGGCATTGGGACAAAGACAATATGGGTATTGTTGCCATTGATTCCGATGGAGTGGATTATCATCCGTATTGGACGGATGGTATTACCATTGATGATATTATCAATAACCATGCCCAAAACAAGCAAAAACGTCTTCAACAGTTGGAATATGCTCGTTTTGAGGAACTTCTAAAACTCCAATTGAATTCCACATATGTTACTTTGGATGATTCAATCCGTGCGGGGAACTGTGTCGAGGGGTCGTTATCATTTGCGGAGCGACGATTGAATATCCCCCGTGATCAAATCCTTGGCAATTCGTGGTTTATGAAAGTTCCTGCCATCCGGATATTTAACGGTGAACCACGGGCTGCGGCGGCGTGTCTGCAAGCGTTTATGCGGGAGACAACAATTTCAATTTGACAATCTACAGTCATAGGTTATATTGAGATATGAATGGAAAAATTTATTTCAACGACCTGAAAGAGTTGGCCGAATTTCTTCGTTATTTCCACGGGTCCACCGCTACGTTTGAAGTCAAACAAGAACATCTGACTATGCGGTGGGTGCTTACTTTTCTTGGGGGATATTAGTTGACAAAACGTATATGTGTGCGAAAGTGTGTATATGAAAACGTTGAACAGTAAAATCCCGACCCACGGAATTGCGATGGCAGCGGTGCATGATTATCAATCGGGTGTTTTGATTGATAACGTATTGGCTGATTGGACACAATATCGGCTGTGGGCGGAGGGTCCATCCGATGTCTGTCAAGCTTGTCGGTGTCTGTCCGAAGAGTCCTTAGTTCAATTAGGAATTGGTGGGGATACTACAATTTTTCTTTTGGACGCTTGACAAACATATAAAAGCGGTTATAATAACACTATGATTATCGTTTACGCATCTGCCAAAGGACTGACCCCCAAACTGCGGGCCAAGTTGAACTTTCTCAAGGCACGGACTCAGCCCCGCCGCAAGGATGGCCGCTTTGCCAAGCCGCTTCCCAAGCCCTCGGATGTCGAAAAGAATCCATTGGTGACGTTCTGGTATCCGATGAGCACTCAACCGTGGAATTCTCAACTTCGCAAGGTTCGGCTCATTTCCTCGACCACCGCTCATTTCACTGGGTTGGAGAACACCGACAACGGTTGGAAATTCAAGAAGTTCCTGCAATCCAAAGCCAAGGAATTTCGTATCGCCTCGTTTAATCCCGCCAGCATGTCCTGACCTATGGCTGCTTTACCCGAAGCTCTCTTTGTCCCGACCCCTCCGGTCCTCGACAGCACAATCCACTGTTCCCTCTGTGGTGGGCCGCTGATGGTCTATACCACGGCTCGGGGAATTAAGGTTCGGTGTGAGAATAGATGTGCTCCTACATGCCACGAAAATGTGGAGGGCTTTGGCTCAACTATTAAAGCGGCGTATGAGATAGCGTGTCAGAAATACAAGAAGTCGTAAGTAAAGTCCATCCCCTGACTCGGGGTCTTCGACCATATAATAAATCACTTATTCGACTACTTGGTATTTGAAATTGATGACAGAAATCAGTGCGGGTTCCTTCAAATAATTCATTGGTGAATGAGTTTTGGAGTTTGTAAAATGCTGACTCTTTAGCTCTATTTGGAAATTTTCTCCCTGTGTTAGCTAACTTTATTTTCTTTCGATGTTCTATGGTAAGACGTTTCCCACGGTTTATATCACCTAAGAGTTTTGACGTTTCTTTTCGCATTGGAAAGTGTGGAACACCTTTTAGAGTTGCACTTATTTTCCTCTTCATTTCTTCTGTTACTTCTATTGTTTCGGCAGTAAACATTTGGTTGTAACATTCACACGGATTGGATTTGGCTATATCAAGATGTCTTTGTTCGGTGTCTATTAACGCCTTGGGTCCACTCATTCTTTCAGCAATAACAAATTCAAAGTTTTGCTCACCATATTTGTTCCACGCATTTTGTAAATGGTCATTAAAATGTGTGTTTGTTTTGAGTAATCGTTTATGTTTGGTAAGCCGTTTGGTGAGGTTGGATGACCGTCCAACATAGTATTTTCCATTGATTTTATTTATTATTTTATAGATGCCTGAACTCATGTAAATAAATAGCAAATAATGTCCAGTAATTGTGTTATAATGGTACAAAATAAAACCCCGAATGATTGCTCATTCGGGGTCTGTTTAGCCGCTCAATTACTTCTTGGCCTTCTGGTATTTCTTCTGCTTGTATTGGTTCTTGGCTTTCTCGTCGGAGGCATCGGAGGGAGCGTGAGCCGCCTCGGCCACGGGAGCGGGCACATGTTTGTGTCCACGGCGTTTGCACCAGCCGTAGGTGTGACTGTCCTTGGAGACCTTGGCCATTGCCTCTTGCGGGGTCAGTTGGCCACTTTTGACTTGTTCTTTGATTCCCATAAATTTTATTGGACCAAATGGATTTCGGTTAGTTTGTGAGACGCTATCCGATGTTCGGTGTTGACGTTGTTCGGGTCGTCGGCGTATTCACCTATTACGAGGAGGGTGCCGTTCAGGGCGAATCCACGGATGGTGTAGCGGGTCTTGGGGTCCATCGTATAATACTTCCGACCAAGCATTGAATCATCAATTTTGAACATATTGTTTTTGTATTGTAGTGTGTTTCAGTTTCGTCAATAGCATACCAAACCATTGAAAATTGTCAAGTGGGGTTATTACTTAATTTGTCTCCCAACTCAGTGACCTGTTTACAAAATGTATCGTATCTGGTTCGTTGATTGAAACTCTGTTTTGCCCGAAGTTCAGATGATAAAGTTTCAAAGTGCTCAATTAATGACCGTATATGAGGGTCCAATTTGGAAAGAATTTGTGCCCGTGCCCGAACATAAGGATTATCGGATTTAGACGCAAGAGCATCTTCCACGGCGGTCTTGGCATCTGGTTTCACCGAACTAGGGGCAGGCTTCCCTTCTTTGGCTTCGGCTTCGAGTAAAAGGTTCCCTTCCCTTACGGCTTCGATGAGTTGACGTTCGATTGACCAAGAGTTGGGATATGGCGTGGGAAGTGGAAAGCGTCCGGGGGTGAGTTGAATAGGTTGCATGGCAATATGGTAGCCCTCAGCTTCCATACGACGTTTATACTCGTTAAAGCTGTCAGGCATTGTCATAAGTTAGGATAGCAGTTCACCGAGCAAGTGTCAAGTTGTTTTGGTTGCGAATTCATGAGCTATAGCAGCTTCAATCACTTCGTCAGAAAAGGTGCGGCCCGTGAGTTCCATGAAGATGGTGGTAGGGTCTTGCCACTTGGGGTCCGAAAGACTTTTAAGAAGTCTCACCGAGACCCGTGCCTCGGAAACCAGCTTGCGGGACAGGCGGTGAGGCGAATACACGGGCTTTGGTCCATGAATGTCCCGATACTCGTTTGGTCCCGTTCGCTTGGCATGGTTGCTCAAAAGAAGATGCACGCATCCCCGATTTGCAAGTTGCTCAATACGAGTGGTTTCGCCGGAGGTTTGACCGTGGGAATGGTCATATTTGAGAGCGGCATCCTCGGCGGTGACGCCAAAGTGTTCAATGACAAGGGAAGTGAGGGCGGTAAGATAAAAGGATTCGTCCTTATGTTTCGGAAAGAAGTCCCGCAAGAACTCGTCAACTTCACCCTGTAAGGGGAGTGTATTCATATTCTCATTCTAGCACATGTGCATTGGTTGTCAAATGTTATTTTTGGAAAAGAAAATATAAATACCATTTGACAAGTTCGGGGAGTGTGATATTGTGTCGGTATGAAAAAAGCATTACAATCAACACAGCAAGAATTTGAATCATCCTCGTCAAGGACGCCGCAATATCTTTCTTGGCACCGCTTGTTTAAGCGGGCGTTCACCAAGTTCCTTGAATCCAAAGGAGCCACAAACATTGTCATTGGCAAGCCGAATCATTTCGACATGTCGGGGTTCTTTACTCTCGGGAATGCGGTTTGGTATTTTTCCATTTCCGATTTGCGGTGGAGCAAAGAATCCATGCTGATTCGCACGGCTGAACATTATAAGGATTACACGGGCGGGAGGAATCAATATATCCCCCTGACCACGGAAGAGTCTTTCACCAAAGACTTTACTTCAATCACCCACAGCAATCCGGAAGGCGAGTTATTGCCTATCCATCAGTTTCTTTCAGTTTAATCCCCGGCTCACCTTGGCAATGGCCTCGGCTCGAAAGAGTCGGGGTTCTTTTTTTATTCACCGACTTGGAAGTTTTGTATGTAATATCCGGTATTTATCGTTATGAAAATCCAAATGCTTCGTGATGTTCTGGTACAAGTCTATGATGATAGACTTGATGAAGTTTATGACAAACAACTACGGAAGTGGGACGTAATAATCGTGAATACGATCATCAGTCATCAGGGGAAGACTGCGGATATTTATGGAGATTTAGTTGAATACTGCGACGTTCCCGTGAATAGTTTCAAGGAGATTATTGTCCCAAGGCTCTAGCCAGTTAAGCTATCGGAAGTATTAAGCTGGAACGAATTTTTTGACCTCAGCTTCCCGTTCCAAAAGGTTGACGAGGGTAAAGCGATGATTATCAGTCGCATTCGGTTGCTGTTCACCGAATTGAATCGCATGGTCAATTAAGAGCTTGATGCGATTCCATTGGGCACGGGTCAACGTCACCGATTCAGATGGTTTCAGGTCGGCGGCTTGATGTAATGCCTGAATCACCGAGGGAACATCTTCCAACGGGATTTCAAGGCTGGCACGGCCCACCAAACCCTTGCTGGTGATGGGTTCGAGAGTGACCTTGGTCTTGTTGCCATAGGTGTTGACGGATATTCCTTTTTGAGCATACGCCCCGTTGCGACCGAGGAAATCCACTTGCTTTGTGTATTGTATATCCATATCCTTATTGTAGCACCAAATTGATATTTGTCAAACGACAAGCCATACGAAATCCACCTTGCCATTGGCAAATAATTCCATCCATTCGTCAATGGCGGTCTTGATCGTATCGGCATCGCTACTCAGGCAGTTTGCCTTGTCGTTACCACCGGGGCACACATACAATGAGTTTATGGGGACGCCATCCTCTTTGTTCCGAAAGAATCGGATGTACATTTTCATATTCTTATTCTACCACAGGTTGAAAAGTTGTCAAGTGAATTTCGTCCAAATTGTGTTTCTCCTTCAAATTTTCAACGATATGATAATCCGCTTCGATTACACTTTGGGTCTCCCCCGCATAGACTTTGGGGACTTTATAGATACTCAGGTGAAATCCATGTTCCGTTAAGCGACCCAAATCCGAAACGTCGTTAAACCATGTCCGAAGTTGCTCAAGGCTGGAAAATCCAAATCGTAACTTGCCTGAGAAATAGTATCCCCTATGGATGGTCGGTATGACGAATTTCAATAACTCATCCTCTTGAGGCAATGGATGAAGAGTAGTGGCCGTTCCACTAATTCCACTGTTAATCGTTCCAACCCCTGCATACGGGCCGAGACGATTTTCGTTTTCTATACGATAAAACAGCATAAAATTGTTTAAACCTTTTTACAATAGCATACTTTATTTGGCTGTCAAATGGAAATGTATAAAAAAGAAAACTGGGTGGCTGGTCAGAGAATGGACCGGACAGCAAATAATGGCCAGTATGTTCTCATACCGGTTAACAATAAAAAACCCCGGCTGGATGGCCGGGGTGACTGGTGGTGGGAGATTAACGACGCTTAAATTCTCTTGAATTGATTTCCCCTGTCGGAGTTAAGAGGCCATTTGCCTTGGCGAGTTCGGTGGCGTCATTGTAATTATATCGCCGGAGGTCGCCGTGCTGGTCTTTGGTTGGGGCGATGATGACCAATTGCTTGACCATCTCATCGTATTTACGTCCGGTTTCAACTCCCTTTTTCAAGGTATTGAACATAAGACGGTATGCATAGGGGAAACTGTCACAAGTGATTTGTGACGGGCCATCTTTAAAAATCCATTTGGCATTGTTCATAGGCAAGAGAATACCAATTCCCTTGCCCAAGGTCAAGCTTATTTCTTCACCGAATCAATTGGCAACGTCGGCCTTGGTCGGATACAGGCCGTTTTTTTCATCCCGCCGTTGTTCCTCTGTCTCGGCATCAATGAATTCCTGAACATCTTCGAGCAAGGCCGGGTCGCTGATGTCGTTTCCATCCTCATCCCGTAGGATTTCATCAATGATGTGGCCCTTTTCATTGAGATATTCCAAATAGACGATTGGCCCGTGACTTTCGGTGATAATCCGATAGGAGTTCACCGTGGATTGCGAAGATGTCTTTGATTCAAGTTTCATGTCATTATACTAGCACAGGGTTGTCAAATGTCAAATGATTTGTAGCAGTGGCACAGCAACATTGTTAAAGTTGCTTTGGACACACCGAACAGCCCATTGAGTAATCATCATCCCTGCCCCGGCCTCCTCGCTCGGTGACTAAAAAAAGTATTTGACATTCGGAATAAATGTGTTATTGTCTGATATATGAAAATTGAACTAACCAAATCACAACTGTTGGCCAAAGCGGACCTCATTGAACAGGAAATGGCCAAGTATAACTATACGGGCACGCAAAAGATTATGGCCATCAAAGCCCTGCGGCAACTCTCTTCCGACCAGAAATGGAGCGGTAACACGATGTTGCTGGCAGATGCGAAATGGGCGGTGGAAAATTATCCCCGGTTCATTGCCTTCGTGCGAGAACATGACCGTCTGCCCTTGGATGATTACAGCCAATTGCAATAATCCATTTGACAATCTGAACCGCTGTGCTATAATAAAGGAATAATATGAAACTACAAACCGAAATCCCGAAAACGTCCACCATTAAAGTGGTTTACACGCACCAAGGAACAACGTATGGTGCCATCATTGCCAATCCCCGAACCTACGTTGGCATCCTGACTGCTCTCAATACATCACCGACCCGCCAAGTGGGCATCGGTCAAATTGTCCGAATCGAATCTCTTTCCCCGCAAGTCTCTTCATTCCAACGTCGGTTCTAAGTTACTGAGTCCTTAGCCTCGGCGTCTCGCCTCATATCGCAACCCCTCGGCCCTCAAAAAGTCGAGGGGTTCTTTTTTTCACCGATTCCTCACCGACCCTCACCGAGCCTAAATACCACAAATAATGACCAGTATGTGCATACCCGGCATGGCTGGGCCATGCTCGGAAAAAAGTATAAGAAAGTTTTTGACAAATGAAACGAGTGTGGTATTGTATTGGCATGCAAGTTAAATCCAAAACACTTCGACGGCTGATTAACGCTCACGATAAGCGAGTCGAGAAGTTTCAAAATGCTGAAATGGCTGCGTTCCATCCTTATGCCGTGAAGCTTTGTCGGCGCATCAAACGGGGTATCCCGGAATTTGAGGGATGCCAATTGGCCATGCGGCGTCTTTATCTTGAGCCAAGTGACCTGAAAATCCTTTACACCAAGGATGGCGAGTTTCTCAGTGAAAGCCTTGGCAATCTCATTAATGATGTTCTGTCATGGTACGGGGCCGAAGCTCACTTGCCCCAAGACACAATCAATGCTCTGCTTTCATTGGATGAGCTTGCCAATTTCATTGATAACAATTACAGCAACGTGACTGAATTGAGCGTTGCGGCGGATGAGTTGAAATAAAATTTGACAATCTGAGTAAGTATGCGATATTGACTCACGATATGAACATCAAAGGCACAGTCACAAAGGTTGTCGGCCTCTACCCTTATACGGTGGAAGTCGGCAAAGTAACATTCAAAAGCAATTTCCAGTTCAGGGTTGGCATGAAAGTCAATCTTCAATTTCAAGGTGACGTGTTTGACTTCCCGTGGCCTCGTGGATTTGTCATTTGTGCCCCGAACGGCCTGTCGGAATACGCTATGTCAGACGAGGACATCAAACTAATGAAGAGTGATAGCATTGCCCGCCATTGCAGCCGAATTCCTTCTTTCCTTCACCCTGTTGTCCTGACAGGCGAGCGCATGGAGTGGACTAAAGTCGAATCCTTCTATGAATATCACTACTCGGCAGAGTATGACGCAAAGCGGCGTGTGCTTATCACTAACTATCCTATTCTCTGAAAATGATTTGACAATCTTCAACTCTGTGCAATAGTATAGGCACGATATGAGTTACTTTTTAGTCCGATACCATCGTGAAGCATTAACTACCACGGGAAGTTGGTGCCCTGTAATGGATGGTGGATTTGTTAGTGAAGATTGCACCCTCGACGAAGTGAAAGCGTTAGTGGCTGAAATTGTCGGGTGGCATGACGGAAAAACAAGCCGTATCTCGACACCGGATATTCGCCAAATTTATGAAGATGAACGGCAACGGATTTTGGCTAGTGATATGTGTTTCTGGCCTCGGCAGTTAAGTAAAATGACTTACATGGCAATCGAAAGATTTCGCCAAAATAATGTTTGACAACTCGAATAAATAAGTTTTAGTTGCGGTTAGTATTCATATCGGCGAGCACCCCGGCAGACTGTTTCTGTCGGGGTGTTTCGTTTTTATATCCTTTCACCGAACGTAAATCCGACCCGTCGAGGACCATCGGTCATGAATACTGGCCAGTACTTCCAGCCGTTGGCGGTCCCGGCCTTCTTGCTCGGTGCCTAAAAAAAGTATTTGACATGCTGAATAAGTGTGCTATAGTGAATCACAATATGAACATTACAATTGCAATCCCCGACAGCTTGATTGAATCCACCGTCAAATCCATCATGGCGAACTTCCCCGAAGCGAGCCAAGGCAATGCCCTTGTATGCGATGGATGGAACTATGATGCTTGGCTCTTTGGGTTTCAAGACATGGAAGAGGACCGGCACTATACTCTCGACAAGGCCCAGCTCATTGCGGCTTTTCCGCTCTTGTTCTCGCCTGAATGGCCCAAGGGATGCACGCCCCCGCCCCTGAGTGCCGACCCCGAAAAGTGGAACGATTGGCTCTGTCAGGCTGACGCAACGGATTTTGACGCCTTTGTTCAACTCGCAATCTTTGACGAGGTGATTTATGGATGATGCCCCCGACATCTTTGACTTGAATGATTGGCTTGTCCTGCGGCATCCGTCATTTTACAACGCAACCAAATACATGTCGGCCCCTTATGCAATTTGGTTGGAGTTCTGGAAAAACCAAGGGTGTCCCAACATTTCGGCAACAATTCCCATTTGACATCCTGAATAAGTGTGCTAAAGTATTAGTGTCAGTCAACAATCAACAATGAAATCAATATGAATGCAACAGCGAAAGCGACAGTCAAACCCCCCAAGGCCAAAAACGAGTGCGCCAAGATGCGCCCCAAGGAAAACCCGTATGAAGTGTGGCAGGCCGGGGATTGGACATGGCGGGTTTTGAAAAAATATCAGTCCCGGGAAAACGAAGCATTAAATCCGAATGCCCGTTGGTTCTGTCTCGTGATTACCCCGATGACAGGGAAATATGGCGACATGGGTGACGTGTATATCCGAGAAATCCTGAACGCCGGTGCGGTGAAAATCGCCTAATCTCTCGAATCTCTCTCAATCCGCTGGCCGCAAGGCTGGCGGGTTTTTATTTGTCTTTCACCGAACGTAAATCCCCGTCACCGACCCGGGATAATGGCAAGTAATAACCAGTACTCACTCGTCCCGGCCACCGGCTTCGGGCATCGTGCTCGGTGCTTGAAATAAAATTTGACATCCACCATAAGTGTGTTAATGTCTTGGTATGCTAACTCTTTCAAATCCGTGGCATCACATGTTTGTTGAAGCCGATGGCAAACGCTTTCAAGTGCGTGCTCTCTGTGCCTCGACCGACACCGCCAATGAGTTCTGTGCGGCTAACCCTTCCGTGGCCGTAATTGATACCGACGAAGCGACGGGAACAAGTATCATTGCCGATATTGAACCCATAACATAAGAATTTATTGTCCTCGAAAACAATTTGACATACCGAATAAGTGTGATAAAGTATAGGCACAATATGAATACTACTACAAAGCAATTCACCCCCGAACAACGCCAAGAATTCAGCCAATGGGTCAGCGGTCTATGCCGTGGACGCCATGACGAGTGGAAAGCTGACTTGCTGGATATGCTGCTGGCCGCAAACCCCCGCAATGATGGCAACATTCAAACCGTCCAAATGGACACTAATAAGGGCAATACCCTTCAACTCTTCTACAATAACAAGACGGGACTGGCCGTGGTGGATTTAATTGCTGCCAATGGACAAGGCGGCAATGAGCTTTATCGCCATATCTTTGATGAATATACAGCCTTGGATCATACGGCCCCTAAGCCCCGCAAGCTCAAGACACACGCTCCAATTTCCATAACTAAGCCTTAGCGGGTTTCTATTGGATTCATCTCGCTCGCCCCCCCGGTGATTGTCTGCACCGGGGGGTTTTTATTTGTCTTTCACCGAACGTAATTCCCATGCCACCGACCCGGGATAATGACAAGTAATAACCAGTACTAACTCGTCCCGGCATGCCGGGCATGCTGGCTCGGTGCATGAAAATAACATTTGACAACCTGAATAAGTGTGCGATAGTGAATCACAATATGAAATTTAACGTCAATTACAGCGAAGGGGAAGGCCACTCGACTTTGTATAATAGCATTGTGTTTGAAGTGGCTGACTTGGAAACATGCAAGAATGCCGTGGCTCAATGGCAGTTTAATGAGAAACGCCTGAAAGGCCGCAACATCAAAATTCTTTCCATCAACCCCGATGACATTTCCGATGAAACGGTCATCCTTTCTTATACCATTAATGAGTTAATGGAAATGCGGGATGACCTCATCCGGCACCCGAATCGCAAGCGAAAATTTACCATTGCCCAAATCAATGCGGAGTCAGACCGTCGCCGTGACCTTTATCGTTCAATCGGGGACCGTTATGCAGAAGCTCGGTATCCCTAAAAATAGTTTGACAACCTGAATAAGTGTGCTAAAGTATAGGCACGATATGAAACACACAATCCAAGTCCGTCGCTACCAAGCGGGACAAACAAACTACGGTTCTGAACGCATGGGCGCAATTACGGGTGACTTTGGCAAGTTTGACGTAGTTGAAACCGTCAAGCTGACATTGCGTGCGGAGCAAATTGGAAACTTCAATCCGCTTTTCTGCAAATACAAAGGCAAGCGCATGCTTGTCCATTCCGACGAAGGCGACCTGTCCGACCCCTTTCGGCGTGAAGAGTCATATGCAAAAAGTCTTTTCATTTCCATTTGACAATTTCAATAAGTGTGTTAAAGTGTAAATGTCAGTGCGAAACATCAACAATTAACAGTAAAACAATATGAAACTTGAACGGTCAAATGTAGTAACAATGATGTCAAGCTTGGAAATGCTCGGCTTTCTCAAAACCAACGGAACGGCCTGCCGTTTCGTGTCTATCGTCACCCGGACCCCCGTGGTCAAAATCCGTGCGGGCAATCCTTGGGGAGCGGGGAAGTCGGAAAAGGGGCTTTACAAGGTATCCAAGAAAATTGGCGTCATCAATGCCAATTACGTTAACAGCGTGGCCCGCCGTATCGCTGCACAATTGGGCGTGAAGGAAACTGAGGTGGAATATGAGCCAGGCGAAACGTGGTATAAACACCTTACCACCGCCAGCGGCAATACCTTGCCCGTTGTCCACAATAAAAAGGTGGAAGCCCCCGACAATTCAACGGAGTATTATCTGCAATACTTCCCGCAAGTGGACAAGTCCGAAAGCGTCTATATCAATGAAGCGGGCGAACCTGTTTCGGCGGATGAAGTCAAGCCGTGGCTGTACAAGGAAAGCCCTCGCTCTACGTTCAAGCCCGCCGTTATCGCCGTGAAGCTCGCCAACATCCACCGCCTGAAAGCTTCGGGCGTCGTTATTGAAATGCCCGAACTCGAAGAGGTTCAATCCGTTTTGGCCGATTAGTCGGCCGTTTCGCAAGACCCGTCGCCCTGTAATGCACCCAGGGTCGGCGGGTTTTTTTGTTTTCGTGTATCCCCACCCATACCTCGACCCCACCGAACCGCCATCAGAGTAAGTACTGCACATTACATGCACACGCCAGCGGCCCATGCGGTGCTTGAAATAACATTTGACAAATGGAATAAGTATGCGATATTGAAGAACGATATGACAAAAAATAAATACAACAGCCTAAAAGTTGGGGATAAGGTAAAACTTATCCGCCCATTGGCCGATTATTCCTGTGGACATAAGACTATTGACGGGAAAGTCTATGTGCCATCAGGAACAAAAGGCGTTGTTGGGGCAATCAAAGTTCCTTCTGTGCGGCGTGATAATGTCACTTTTTGCTGTGTTGACTTTAACTTTCGCCCTGCCTTTGTGGACTATGTAGGAAAGCCCGCTAACCATTGGCAACGGAAAGACTTATCACAACAATTCCGGGTTGCTGCAAAAGCGAATGACATTGAAGCACTATGAAAATGAATACTCTGACAAAACAACTTCAAAAGCTCGTCGTCGTCAATGAGCATACACTTGGGGCTATCTTTCCCGAACAGCCTAACCAAGTCCAAATCTTACAGGCATCCATCCTGCTGGGAGCGGTGCTTACTTGGCAAGATGGCCTCTTGCCTATTTCACCGCTTGATAAAATCCGCTTGGCGTCACCGAATGATTTTACTGTGTTTCATGTCCATTTCGGCGGGTTCAATAATCCTGCCGAATATGAATTTGAAAATAACATTTGACAATATAGCCGCTTGTGTTATGTTGTAGGCGTAACAAGCAAGGCGAGTGCCTCAAAAACAAAGTAACTGCAAAACTAGAAAACATTATGAAAAGCAACGTATCTCTCGTTATCCCCGTCCTCAATGCAATGACTCGTGAAGACTTGGCGGGTGTCGCCAAAGCGGTGGGGGCCAAAACCGGCAAGTCCAAGGCAAACACCGTCGCCAACGTGGCGAAAGCCATTGAAGACGGCAAGCTCAATGCCAAGCTCAATGTCACTCTGTCATTCAAGCCCGCTGACGGCTCCGCTCCCCGCAACGTGTTCTATGATGCGACTTTCCGCACCTATGCCACAATCAACCCGCCGGGCCTCGAAAACACCGTCAATGTCCATCCTGCCGCTGCCGTGACCGTCTCCTAATCGGCTCCCCCGCCCCGCCAACCAATTTTTCTAGGCGGGGTTACTCGCCCCCGATGCTCGCAAGGCGTCGGGGGTGTTTCGTTTCCCTTTCCCCCCCGTCCTCGACCCTCGACCGCCATCGGCTCACCGAATGAAAGTAATGCACAGTACTTGCCCGACATGGCTGGCGGTGCCTGAAAACAATTATTGACAACTTGCATAAGTATGCCATATTAAGGCACGATATGAATAGCCTTTACCAAATTACAACCTCGACAGGTAAAACCTATCAACGCACGGCATGGACAGGTGGAGACACCCCCGACAAGCTCTTTCCCGTCACCCCCGACGAGCAAGCCCTTGTAATGGCATTTCTAAACGAGTCCATTTCCCTTTGCGGCGGTCTAAACCTTTGGGAGTGTGCGGGCACGTCCGCACAAGATAGATTCGCCATATTCCAAAATAGAGCCACCCTCGACGCTTGGCGTACACTTCACCCCTAACCAAGTCAATCTCACCGAATGCAATTACTGGCCCAAATGCCACGGGCAAAAGTATTTTTAAATAAGATTTGACTAAATACTGGAATGTGTTATATTGATTTACAATGAATACTACAATTGATAACGAAACCAAGGCGGAAGCCATTGCCAAGTCTTCCGAAATTGTCCAAACGTCACAAGACATTAACAATACGCTTGAAGTTCAAGGTACACGGGCATTTTTCGGCACGCATTACGCCAATGCGGAATTGGACGTTTTTGGCATTGTCGCCCTTGTTAAGCACGTTTTACGGGAGAATGATTCTGTTTTTGGCCGTGGCATTGAAAAGACCGAATTGCGCCAAATCGCCGTAGCAGGGTCAATGTTCACAAACGATATTGTTGCGGCGGTTGGCACGCTCTTTGCTAATGCGGGGATGCGTTACAAGCCGCAAGCCGTTAAAAATGTCTTATCAACCTACGCCAAAGGGGAGATTGTTAAGATTGCCTTATCCAATTCAGAGGACAAGCCCCGCCCTTGTAGCAAGCCCCGTGCCAAGTGGTATCTTGTCAGCACGCCCGCCAAACCACAATAGATTGTGGCCAGCCCCACCCCCACCCCCTACGGGGGGTGGGTGTCTGATTAGTGGACATTTTGACCCCTGCCGACCCCTGCCCCATATATTCGATATATGGATGATATTTTCTATTAGAAAAAAGTAGTAAAAAACATTTCGGGTGACACAAGTTTTAGTTTCTATGACATTAGTATCAAAAAAATCCCGGGACCAAATTTAATAGGGAGATTTTACTACTTTTTCAAACTATGTATGTTAAACAGAAAGGATAAAAATTTATGGGAAGAGCGAAGAAGTATTTGACGGATGAGGAGCAGAAGCGAGCACTTAAAGAGCGTCAGCAGAAGTATTATAGACGGAACATGGCAACGATTCGGGCTAGAAATTTGGATACGTATCATCAAAAAAAATTGACAAATTCATCGGGCAGTGTATCATTGGTATAATATGGAATCGCCTCATCCTACCGGTCATTTTCGAACCTGTCCGTCATGTAACGAGGTAGTTTACTATCGTGAGGGTTTCGTGTATCTATTGGGGAGTGTTGGTTGTGTGATGTGCCTGAGCGGGA